GTGTCGCGCGCCGCGCTTTCGCGCCAGGCGCGCGTGTAGTCGCGATCGAGCGTCTCGAGCGCCTCCTTGAGCAGGTCGTCATCGAGCAGGCGCTGCGCACGCGCGCCGCGCTCGCTCGCCTTGCTCAGCGCGATCTCATCGGTCATCGGTCGCAAACGTCCAAGCTGTCACGCCGCCATCAGGAGGATGAGCGCATCATCCTCGTCCTGCGCAGCCGCCCGCGCCTGTGCGGCAGCTTGTGCCGCTTGAGCGGCGCGTTCGCCCGCTGCCGCCCGCTCGGCCGTGGCGCACATGGCCATCAGCCCGGCGAGCACCGCCTCGCCGTGCGCCGCTGCAAGCGCCGCGGCCTGCTCGTCGGCCGCCGCTCTTGCAGACCTGCGCGCGAGTGCGCGCTCATCGAGCAGCGCCGCGTGGCGCCGTCGCTGCCCGACCCGGCGCCGCAAGGCCGCCTCGCGCGCCCGGCGCGCCTCGGCCTCGCGCGCCTGGGCGATCGCATCGAGCATCTCGCGCCAGCGCTGGCGCGAGAACGTGCCGCCGGTGATGACGCCGCCCCCACCGAGCAGGTCGTAGCTCAGATCGGCCGGAATGCCCGCGCAAATGAAGGCGCCCGTCCCGAGCGGAACGTCGACCTCGGCCACTTCCGAGCCGCTCAGCGCGAAAGCGCCAAGCGCCGTCAGCAGAAGCGTTTCGAATGCATCTGTATTTCCGATCCAGGCGAACGACCCGGAAGAGATCGCTTGCAGCACCTGCAACCGCGCTGCCTGGCCCGCGAGCGAGCACGAGCCCGTGGCCTCAGGCTCCTGCACCTGGACGACGGCAGCCGCGCCCGTGAGCGCAAAGTTTCCCGCCGCGACGGTCAGAACGGTCGTGCTGCCGGAGAGCTGCCCGAGCGCCTTCTCGCCGAGCGTCCACAGTCCGAGCATTCTACGGTCCGATCCGCACGCAGGACAAAGTCGTCCCGTTGCTGCCACTGGCGTTGAACGTGACCGTGCCGGCGGCGCCGAATGCCCCGCCAAGACCTTCGACGAAATCGGTCGTACCGTTCATGCGCACGATCGCGCTGCACTGTGCGAATGTCTCATTGGCGATCCCGTTGTTGTAGACCGCGACGGTCATTCCCTGAATGCGCGTACCGTTCTTCGACACGCCGACCGCGCCCGCCTGCGACGGGACGCCGGTGCCGGAACCGACGTCATCCACCGTGCAGGTCACCAGGTAGGTGCCCGGCCATTTCGCGATGATGCGATGATTGGCAGTGTCGAATTGTGTGTCGGGGTCATAGTCCACCGTATCAAAGTTGATTTTCGTATAGGCGTTCATCGCGTTACCGGTCTGATTGGCGGCGAGGTAGACGCGACACGGGTTGGGGCCGTCCAGCACGACGCCACCGGCGGCGCCAGGGACAATCGATTGGGTCGGAGGGTAACTGCCCTCGACCTGGATCACGCCCCATTCAATGGACCGGAAGTTGCTTCCGTTGACGCTGAAGCCGTTGGGATTCCACGGAATGCCGCCCGGACTTGCTGTCGTGGTGATGTCGCCGTAGTCCGAGTAGAGGAAGCCAGTGGTGGCGTCGTAGGTCAGGTTGGCGATGATCGTGCCCTGCGAGCTTTCCTGCCGGATGTTGCCGCCATGGGACGCCTGCATGAAGTTGCCAGTCGGATTGCCACCGGAACCGCTGATCGAATAATTGTCGATCTGGACAATTCGGCCGTTCTGCGTCGCCCAAAGCTGCTGTACTCCCGGGCCGGGCGCGTCATATTGGTTTTTTCCGAGGTTGATCGCGCCCCCCTTCCACGCCATGACCAGTTGCGCATTGCCGGACGAAAGCTTGAAGCCGACAAGGGAGATTGGGGTCGAGTTGGACTGCGCCGTGACGCTCTGCCCGGATCCCGAGATCGTGACGCGCGACGGCGCACTGCACGTACCGCCGCCGGTGTAAGCGCCGTTGCCGGCGATCGCAGCGCCGCTGTTTTCGTTGACCAGGGTGAATGTGCCGGCGCCGATATTGGCGTTGGCGACCTTGAACGCCCCGTTGATGGCCGTGTTGCCGAGCGCGCCGCTGCCGATGTAGTGGTCGCCATTCGCGTAGTCATGGCCCGGTGCCGTGATGACGCTGGGGTTTGCGTTGGTCGCCGCCGTGATCGCGAGATTGGGAGATCCCACGATGGTCACGGTGCCCGCGCCGACGAAATCGCTCTTGACGACGAACGGCGCGTAGCTCCCGCTCGTGGTCGTCTTGATCGTCAAGTTCTGGCCATTGAGGTCGTACTTGGATTGGAGGAGGTTGATCGCGCCCTGGATCGTGGCAAGCGCCCGACCCGTCCCGGCCGCGAGACCGTCGTTGTTGTCGTTCCCGTTCACCGAGTCGACGAAGAAGGCCGTCGCCGACGTGAGCTTGAACCGAAGATCTTCCGCTGCGGCGGTGATGAAGACCTGAGCCGTGCCCGACAGGCTGACCGCCGCATTGCCGTTCGTGCTGCGGAGAACCGACCGCGTCAGCGTGGTGCCGGACGCGGTGTAGGTCCCGCGTCCGATCTCACTATTGATCCCGTCGGCAATCGCGTAGGTGACGACGTCGCCATCCGCGACCCCGGCCTGCGTGAACGTCAAGAATCCGGTGACCGCCGAGCCAAGCGTGATTGTCCCCGTTCCGGTCGTCGCCGTCGACATGCGGGCGAGGCTGTAGAGCTTGGGCATGGGTCACGCGAGCTGGAGCACGCCATTGGTCGGATCGAACTGCACCTGGAACGAATTCCCCGACGTGATCGTCAGGTTCGTGCCGTAGTCGTAATAGCCGATCAGGTTGCCGTTCACCGGCGTCGAATTGTAGAGCACGCAATAACGGAACGGTCCGATCGAGCCGCCCGCCGCCGTAAAGGTCACGTTGTTGAGTCTGAGCGTGTAAGTGCCGCTCGACTGCGCGGACGCGACGAGCGCCGCCGGCGTGCCGCCGGCCGCATAGCCGTTGCCGGCCGCGATCTCGGTGATGTCGGCCCTGATCGCGTTGGCGGCGACCGGCGACGTGTTGGTCAGCATGACCTTGAGCGTATCGCTGCCGAGGTTGTGGACCTTGTTCGCGATGTCGGCGACGAAGGCGTTGAACTTGTTGAACGAGGCCATGGGGTGTCCTTTTTGCTTCGTAGGATGGGTTGAGCGAAGCGAAACCCATCTTTGACTCGCGAGCGCCCGACCTGGCCGGTGGGTTACGCGCCACCGATCTCGGCTTGCCCGAGATCGCCATCAATGGCGCGGGTCGAGTAAACCCGACCTGCGTGGCGCTTACCCACCCTGCGAACTATGCCGGCGGCAACGTCTCGAGATGCGAGACGCGCCCATACGCGTCGCGCACGACACGCTTCGGCGCACACATGCGGCGCATGGTCTCGACCAGCTCGGCGATCAGCGCCGCATTGGGATTCACCGGAGCGCCGGCTGCCTCGCCTGCGCTCACGCTTGTACCCCCGCTTGCACCCTCGTCTGCCGGCATCGCGCAGCCCGCCGGCGCGGCCGCACAGTGGAGATGGCGGAACTGCTGGTCGCGCACCTTGAGCTCGTGCTCCAGCAGGGCGAGCTGCTTGTCGAACTCGAAGCGCGCCTGCTGCAGCGCAAGCTCGCTCTGCGCCTTGTTGTTCTGCGCCGCCATCTCGGCCTGCGCCTGGCGCTCCTCGAATGCCATGCGCGCCTGGATCTCGGCGAGCTTGGGATCGGGCGGCGGCGGATGCGGCTGCGATACGGCCGGCGGCGCGACCGTCTTCGGGTCGGTGAAATAGGCGTCGACGTTCGGCAGGCCGACCAGCTTGGTGACCTCCTTCGCCGAATTGTAGAGGTTCTGCGCGTTGACGAGATTGGTGAGCCCGCCGGCGAGCGCCTCCTTCTGCAGCGCGATCACCGACATCACGTGCGCGAGCCGCTCGCTGCGGGTGCCGGTGCCGAGCCCGACATTGATCGTCATGTCGTAGCGGGTCTTCCAGGCGCGCGGATCCACCGTCACCCATTGATTGCGCAGCCGCACGGTCGCGGCCTGATCGCCGTGCTTGCGGATGGTCGCATGCACGAGCGTGAACAGGTCGCGCAGGCCGGTCTCGGCGAAAATGCGGGCGATCAGCCGGATGCGCGCCTGCGCGGCGCTGAACACCTGGTTGACCGCGGTCGCGCTCTGGTTCTGCAGCGCGTTGGCATCGATTCCCTGACCTTGGCGGGTGACGCCGGTGCGCAGCTCGCGCGTCGAGTCCAGGTATTCGAGCGCCGGAAACACGTGGCCGCCGATGGTCGGCACCTGCTGCCAGGTGAGGCCGCCCGGCTGCCGGGTGCGTACGATGCCGCCGGGCCGCGACACCAGGAGATCGTCGAGCGTCTCCGGGCCCGCGAACTGCTCGGCCACCTCGACCCGCGGATTGTTGGCCAGATATGCGTTGTCGAGCATCGCCCGCAGCAGCGCGGTCTTGATGCGCTGGATGTCCATCACGAGGTCGGCGATCGAGCGCCCGAAGAAGCGGTGCGTGACGATCACCGGCGTCATGGCGGCGAACGGCATCATGTCGAACGGCTCGATGTCGGGCTTGCCGTCCCGCTTGAGGATGTCGCCCTCCCCGCCCGCCGTGGTGACCTTGTAGAGCAGCGGCCTGCCGTCGCCCTCGTAGTCCATTCGGATATAGTGCTCGACCACGTCGATGCGCCGCGCCGCTGTATTCAGGCTGTCGCCCTGGCGCTGAAATTCGTCGACCGAGTCGCGCGCCGACTCCTCGGTGTTGCTCAGGCCCGTATAGCTCGGCAGCGCGCGCACCTGGACCGCGTCGAATCCCTGCGCGATCAGCTTGGCCTCGGTCACCAGCACCTTGTGAAAGCAGTAGTCGCAGTCACGCAGCGAGCGGGCGCTGCGCGCGATGCCGAACTCCTCGGGCGGCACCGGCTCGATCCGGGCATTGGCGGCCTTGCGCGAGCGGCGGACCTCGACGTCGTGCAGCGCCGGTCCGGCCGGCTCCGCCGTCTCGACCTGCGGCCCGGGAGAGACGCCCGGCAGCTCGGACACCGCCAGCGGCCGCGCGCTGTGCGCAATCACCTCGACGTCGGGGTCGGCGACCAGCAGCGAGAAAGCGTCGTCGGCGAGATCGTAGTAGGTCTCGCGCTCCTCGAGCGTGCGGCTCTCCCACCACACCTTGACGACGCCGACCTTGGAAAGCAGCGCATCCTTGATGAAGGAATAGAGAACCAGGAATCCCGGATTGATCTGCATGAACACGTGGTTGACGTAGTCGGTCTCCTGCTCGGCCGCCGCCACGTCCTCCGGACCGACCGGCTCGAACCGCACCACCTCGTCGCCGGCGCAGAAGATCTCCATGAGCGACGGCATCAGGCCTTCGATGGTGTCGGCGACATCGGTCGACACCGCGCGCGAGCGCCCCTCGGGCGCCGGCATGTCGCGCGACACGTCGCCGAGGTAATAATCCATGGCGTCGGCGCGCTCGTGGCTGAGCCGGGAGGCCGAGACCGCCGCGAGCGCGTCGGCCTTCTCGGCCGCGAGCATGGCCTTAAGCTCGGAGAGCGGCATCTTGGGCATGCGGATCGAGCTCTCACGTGTTTGCAACGGGTGCGGGCGACGCAGCGACAGGCTTCATAACGCCGGTTGCGCCTCCGCGGTCAGTCCAACTGTCCAGCAAAAAGCCCGGCCGCGATGTCCGCTGCCGGGCGCAATTCGACGTGTCTCATTTCGCCGATTAAGCGAATTGACGACGGGCCGCAAGAACAAAAAATGCGCAAGCACGGAATTCAACCCGGCCGCGACATGGCTCCACATGGCTCCACATGGCTCACATGGCCTCACATGGCCTCACCCGGCCCCACATGGGCCTGCGGCGCATGCGCGCGGCGTGTTGCGCACCCCGCGAAAACCGCGTTACTTCTCACGCCAACTCGAAAAATCGCTCGGGAGGACAAGCATGGATCGGCGTCGCTTCGTCATCGGTACGGCAGCGTCCGCGCTCGCGGCTGGATCCGCATTCGCGCAAGAGACCTTTCCGTCGCATGCGATCACGATCTTCAACGCGTTTCCGCCCGGCGGCATCAACGACATCGTCACGCGGCCGTTCGCCTCGACGCTCGAGCCGATCCTCAAGCAGCCCGTGGTGGTCGAGACCAAGGCGGGTGCGGGCGGACAGGTCGGCGCCCA